CTCTTGCCGTCGAGAGTTTTGTAGCCAGTCTCCTCACGGGTCTTGACTAGATCAAATAGGGTGGGTTCATACTTGACTCTACGAGTCATGCGTTCACCATCCCTGACCTCACGGACAAGAATGGAATTTCCATATTGCAGGACATTGGTATAAAAGTTCATTCTAAGAGTATATCAACTTTGAGTAGAATTGTCAAGGGTCCAATTGTCACGATTCATATACATCTTCAAAATTTCTTTAGTAATGCTACGATCCTTACCTTTGATCAGTGGTTTTGCATCAGACTTTGAGAGAACTGCTTCAATACCCATCAATCCGGGGGTAGAATTAACTTCGATAAAATATGGACTTTCCTTGTCTCTATTTTTTGTGGGAATAAAATCAACACCAACAACCTGACCTTGAACTGATTCTGCTGCCCGTAAAGACTCTTGTGCTTCACGTTCTGTTAATTCATGAGACTGTGGTTCTGATCCTTGGGATACATTTGAACGAAAGTCATCTCCCACAACAGGTCTTTTGATTGCACCCAGAATTTTACCAGCTGCAATAATAACACGAACATCATAGTCTGTCTTAATATACTCTTGAAGAATAACATCGACAAACTCATCTTCCCTATGAAGTAACTGTATAGTACTATGAAGTGATTTTAAACTTTCAATCCAGATAACACCAACACCCCGTGACCCAACAGCGGTCTTGAGAATCATTGGGAACTTATTACCCAATCGTTTTGCTGCATCCTCAGCACCTTCTGAGTGTCGAACTAGAACTGTGTTTGGTGTACGAATATCATTTTGTTGGAACACAATCTGGTTGTACCATTTATCGTTACAAACATCATTACACTTAATCGAATTGATAAGAGTGTAACCTTGATGCTCTAAATTCAAACAAGCAGTTCTCCAAGATAAATTGCCTGTTTTAATTGTAGAACCAATACCTCTAGCCATAATCAGTGTGTCTGTTGGATTTATGCGAAAAGGTTTATCATACTTAACGTCATCTTTCATACCGGGCAGTTCTACCTTACCTTTTTCATCCACAGGGAAAGAATATATTAATTGATCCTTACCCCTATCTTCCATATACATTCCAGAAAACTCAGCAAGATATACTTCTATACCCAACTCAGATGCTTTCTTACGAACCATTGGTCCAGTTTCATTTGGATCAAACGGATCATCATGTGACAGAATCAATAACTTGTATGGTTCTTCTTTTGCCTCTGTGATGAATGACTTGAACTTTTCCATTAGACTTCTTTTTTCTTTCCAATATTGTATTTAGTTTCTAGTATCCAATCATTCTTCTCTGCATAGGACAGAACTTTGATTTGACTAAGGGGAGCAACTTCTCCAAGCTCACCAATAATGTTAACCAATCCCCAATCCTTCAACAGATTTGCAATCGTATTCCTACGAGAAATGTCATTGGTAGATAGATTTGTGTTCTTACCATCAAGAGCAAACAACTCCTTGAAGTGTACAATAAAGTACCTACCCTGCTTGTGCAGAATATGACATGACTGATATAGTTTCTTTTCTTTGCGAGATGCGACCCCAATTCGTGATAGTGTCTCACGAACTTTAAGAAAGTCATCAGGTTCTTTCAAACCAATTTCTAACATCTGCTCCTGTGTCCAATTAATATCTTCCATTTTTCCCACCTTTATATAATCTTTTTCTTATAGTGGCGAGTTGATCCTCAGACAATATATCAAGAGCAGCCTTGGCCTTTGCATTACTATATCCATAAAACTCTTTAACATACTCTAGATTCTCTAATTTCGTCGCCTTCAACCACGGGGTAAATCTCTTCCTTGGCCTCAGACTATTTATCAAAAAATCAAATTGTAGTTTCTTATCTACATTTGGTAGTTGGTTGATTTCATTCACCAACATAACGGTATCAGGAAATGCACCGACACACTTGTTGACAATGAAGGGAGCATATTTCCTCTCCCATTCCTCATCTTCACCGTCCATCAAAGGTTCTTTTGTCTGATTTACAGCCTTGAGATAATCCTTCAACTCATACATTAATCAATAAACCCTTCACCCTTTATCCAATGATGAAATCTGTGACGTAATACAACCCACAGTAAACTTGTTAAACTGTCGGATTTGTACTTTCCATTTTTAACTTTTAATTCATACATTACGATTGCACTTAAATACGATTACTGATCTTAGTTCATAACATTCCCTAGTGACCGGCATGGCCATATGTGGTAGGTGTGCATCAAAGATAACAAGACTATTACCGACATAAGGAACGAGTTCTCCATCAATTAGAGTGCCGCCACCCCACTCAGGTTTCCAATCCATTCGAGGATAGTAAATCATTGTAAAGTCGCCATCATCCGTATGCATCACAGGTTCAATACCATGCGTGTGAGCATTCATATAGATGCGTTCATAACCTGTAATATTAAAATTCTTTTTGAATTCATATTTAAACATTGCAGAAGTCCAGATAGGCATCACCCACTCAAAACCATTTGCAATTGTTTGTTGTCCACTCTTTCCACAAAGACGATGCCAATGTCGAGATTGATGATTCTTATTTGAAGCATAATCGAATTTCCAAAGAACATTTTTCATCTCAGAAGTAATCAATTCTGCAACATGATCCTCTACCACATCATCATATATTTTAATCATTTGAACTTTGTCCTTCCCATAATCTCAGTAAGACAGGCCATCATATTGATTTCCAGATCAGCAACAAACGCCGCTTTATATTGATACTCACCCAACGCCACGACAACATGAGGGATGCTACTAGGGTCAACATAGTCATATAGATTATCATAAACAGCACGAAACAACTTATCTGAATCATTATCCAGATTATCGACAACCCATTTACGAACATTGGTGAACTCCTTCTTCTTCATCATGACCATCAGTTCTTTGATATTCTTGTCACCAAGGTTTACCAGAATACCAGCATCAATCTCACCAACAACAGAATACCGTTGCAGTTCATTCAGAACCTTGCGCCAATCTGGAAAGTGAGTATTTATGAGTTCTGCAACAACCTTCTCATTGAACTTGATTTCATTCTCATTGAGAATTTGAATAGACCGATTGAAGAATTGAGTTGCAAGTCTATTCTTCTCTGCTTTAGGAATCACAAAGTCAATCACACTACAACGAGATTGCAGTGCAGGGATAATACGGTTCTTATAATTACAGGTTAGAATGAATCCACAGTTCTTGTGGAACTCTTCCATGAAACCACGAAGGGCTGGTTGCGTTGACTGTGGATTTAGATAGTCTGCCTCATCAAGAATGAGATACTTCTTACCACCTTCAAGTGATACAGTAGATGCAAAGTTCTTTATCTTGGTTCTGAGAACGTCAATACCTGACTCCTCTGAACCGTTGATAAACATGTAGGTAGCACCAATCTGATCCAGCATGGCACGGGCGGCAGTAGTCTTACCAACGCCCGGACCACCTGAGAAAATCAGATTGGGTAGTGTTTCCTTGTCAACAAAAGATTGCAAGGAAGTTTTTAGAGACTTAGGAAGTACGCATGACTTGATGTCCCGTGGCCGATATTCTTCGACCCACAAAAATTGTTCCATAATATAAATTCCTCAAATTAGACATTGTAAGAAGATTCGGGTTCCAATGCAATCCAATACTGCACACCAAGTTTAGTGTGGGTAAAGTGACTAATCTTTTTAGATGACA